TTTGCCATTATATATATTTATTTATTGTGTTACTCTTTCATACAAGCTATCCTCAGTGAATCTGCTATCTCCTATCTCAGTGATTCTGTCATCACTAAAGACAGGACCTGTAGTAGCTAGTAGCCATCCCTCCATCCAATTTGCATTGACTGTAGTATCTTGACCTAACTCTTTCACTATGTCCTGGAGATAGTCAGTAGATGTAGATGGATCACCTCCTACTGCAGTTAGTAAATCTTTCATTAAATCAGTAGAGGTAGCTAAGTTCACTCCATAGTAATTAGCTATGCCATTAAGGTAGCTACCATTAACAAGACCTACTCCTAGATTATCTGCTATTTCTTTTAATGTATCACTCATAACTATATTATATTAAGATAGCTTTTTGTTTAGAACGCATAGTATGAGTCATCGGTATAATACTCCTGCCTGATGTAAGTGGTAGCATATCGGATAGCATCCATAGCATCATCATATAATTTGACAGGCTCATCCATTATCTGATCACCTATTTTCTTCCACTTATAATTCTCATACTCTTTCATTATCTGCTTATCCTCCTGACAAAATACTCCAAAGGTCTTAATGTTATCTATGCCTTTCTTAACTACTTTGTTAGCATTATGCACATCATACCCTGCAGTATTCATCTCTGCTATTATCTCAGGTCTAGAGTAGTCTGCCATTATCTCTATATTCTTATCCACATTCAAGCTATCCATCTTCTCTATCAGCTGAGTAGTGGTGAGGTAGCTCTCATAGATAATCTTCTCAATGAAGATGTCATTGTCACAGTAGTAAACTCTGACTAGAGCAGTAGGGTGATTGTATCCAAAGTCTAAGCCATAGACATACTTAACGAACTTAGTTGGTCTATGAGCAATAAAGGTCCAATTAGAATAGATGTTACTCTTAGAGATAGCTTTCTCACCTAGAGCATATATCTGATACATCGCCTCATCAGTTCTCTTCAAGTCCTCTATCTGCTTTTTAATGCTATCAGGTAGGAATGGATTATCCCTATAGGTAGACTTAATCAGTATGCTTTCCTCAGTTGGTAGGTCATAGAGCCAGGAGGATGACTCAGATGGATTGTAATCAAAGATTAACTTGTCTTCTGTTCTCATGTTCAGCTGAGTAAAGTCATCATAGAATAACTCATTGGCTTCATTGCACCATGCCACATCTCTCTTCCTTCCTCTTATCTTCTGCTCATCATCTACACTAAAGAACTCTACTATAGATCCATTAGGGAATGAGTAGATATGTTCTGACTTGTTATGATTGCTTACCTCATAGATATCCATGCTCTTCATGATCTCTAGAAAGTCCCTCATGACTGTAGCTCTCAGTGCAGGGAATGTCTTACGAATGATTGATACTACCTTATTCTTATTCTGATAGCAATATACTATTAGCATCTGACAAAGGCTGTAGGTCTTAGAGGACCTTGAGCCACCCTCATTGATAATGAATCTCAGTGCAGGATCAGTGAGAGCTGCATAGTTCTTTTGGAATATAACGGTACTATCTATCTCCATTGGCATAAGCATAAGCATAGGCTAGCATCTCCATCTGCCTACTATCACTGATAATGGCTATCCTGTTTATCTTTATAGCTACTCCTTTCTTAGAATAGATGTAAGCCTCAACAGCTTGACACATCATCTCAATCCTTTGCACTAGTAATGATGTTCACTTTGATTTCAGAGATGTCCTTACCATTGGTAGTGATGTCTGATTTCTCAGTTAGATTGTTTAGTCTCTGAGTGATGGATGGATTGTATTGACCAACCATGCCACCGGCAATCTGATCTAATCTGATTTCTCTCCTTATGTGCGAACAGACAGTCTTATATTCTGAATATCTATCTCCGGTATTATCAAAATAGTTATGGATATCACCATACTCAGTGAAAGCCCATACCTCAAATCCCTCCTTAGTCAAAGGTACTTCTAAAGGTATAGCTACTATCTCTCCTGTCTTATTAGATAAGCTGTAAGAATGTCTAGGATTGTCCTTAACTTTCTTTTTATATATACCCCAAAGCTCCATCATTTGCTCAGGGGATTCTAATGTTCTTGGTCTACCTGCCATTATCCTTGTCGTGTATAAAGTTTCTTATAATTCTTACTTGATTTCAGCTTAGAGGTCTTACTCTTAGCATGAACACCTGGTCTTTTTACCTTAGGCTTTCTGCAGAATGATATGCTACTCTGCTTCTGTGCCATCCTCCTCAGATTCTACAGTAGGCTCATCTACTACAGGAGTAGGTATTGGTCCTTTGACTGCTTTATACTTAATTACTTTTGGCTCAGATACTGTAGGCTCTTCAAACATATAGCCTAATCCTATAGATACAAAGTAATCATATCTATTAGCATCTAAAGTAATCCTGTTACCTTTGTGGGAGATCTTAGCTCCAATGTACTCATCTTTAATTTTCATCTCTTAGGTTTTTTAAATCGGTTTTTATCTCTTGTATCCAATAGTGAGCAGATGTAACAGGTATCTTAAAGTATTCTGCCATTGCTCTAGCTGTACTGTATCCTTTATCAAAGTAAGTCTGAAATACTATCAGCTTAATTCTATCTGTTATCCTCCCTCTATATGTCTCTATCACTGCCATGTTATCCTGATACTGCATATCTTCTTTAATCTTATCCCACAAATCAGTATCATCATCCATCACTATCGGCATAGTACTATCTGTAGCTGTCACTCTCTCCTGCCTATTAGTTAGTGATGTAGACCATAGGATCTGCATCTTAATAGTGTTTAATAGATATGCTTTCACCTTACCAGGATCAGTCACCTCTATATCTATATTACATAAATAAATAAAACTGTTATTTATTACAGCATCAGCAGATATTGTAGACTTCATTCTTACTAGAAAATAGTTAGTATATTTCCTTATCTCTTTGTAGTGAGCTGATATGTAGTTATCAAGTATAGGTCTCATACCATTGCTTGAAATCCTTTAGCCATATCTTTCTCCTCACACTACCACAAAAGCATTCTTTGTCAGGAGTTCCTGTCAGTCTTATCTTAATGGGCTTAAGTTTTATTAGATTAATCTTATAAGACTGTTCTTTCTCAGGCAGATTAAATACCTGTTCTATTATTACTTGCTCAGCTTCTGTAAACATTCCTGTAATATAAACGATAGTAATGCCACAATAGTTGCCTGAGCAAAGGACCAGGTGCAAATTAATGTTAGCCAAAAAGATACACATTTAATACAGCTAGCAGATGAGTGCAGATATAGTGATAGATTACTAAAGCTAATTTTTCTAAAGATTGAGTCAATCAGTAGCTGTAATGGCTCAAAGTTTACTAAAAACCATGATGCTGCAATGTAGGTTAGTATATTCATCTGCCAAAAATAACAAAGGCAGCCATAAGACTGCCATAAAGTTATTAATTATTTAGATAATTTTTCCACCATTTGAGATAAAACTGCTCATTGACAGCCTTACCATTAGTGAATCTCCAAATACTACAGTAAGAGACTCCGATATCCTCAGCATAATGGCTGAGCTTATATCTTTGGGTGAGCTTAGACTTGGTCTCTTTAATCATAAAGTCCTTTAAGCTCTGCCCTTTAGAAAGGGAGATCATCTGCAGGATTATCAGGTACATGAGCAGGAGCTACTGCAGCTGCAGTTAATAGATCTATTTTCCATAGCTCTAATGAGTTGAAATGCTTATCCTGCCACTCTCTACCTCTCAGATTGAATGATGCCTCTACCTCTTCACCTACTCTACAGCCATCTAGTAGAGCTGTTTTATCTCCTGTAGCCTGTAGGGTGATGTATTGAGGATATTTGCCATCCTCTACTGTTATTACTAGCTCTCTCTTTGAGAACTTCTCAGTAACTTGTACTGTCTCGCCTATCACTTTGATAAGTCCTTTTACTTTGTAATCATTCATATTATAGTTGTTATTAAATTATACATACCTAGTATTATCAATCCATATATTATCAGCATCAGGATTATTGCCATTGTTTTTTCGGTCATAGCTTCTCTATTTCTTGTTTGACTTCGTTCCAATACTGTTTAAATGGATTAGGCAACATAACACTATTCATTTCTAAAATAATTTCATCAACTGCTATTAATGCACATTGTTGGCTCCAATAATTTCTTTTTTCAATATTAGATTGTAATAAACAATACCAATAACTATCGTATAAATCTTTTGCTTTTTCTTGTGGTGTCATAGTTTTTCTATTTCGTGTTTAATTTCTTGCCAATAAGTTACTTCAGCTTGTGAATCATTGTAAAATGACGCTACTTTTAATATCTCATCTACTGCTATTAATGCACATTGTTTTGTTAATTCTTTGGCTTCTGACATTAATACTAAACCTGTTACAAATTGTTTTCCTGCTATTATTGGTCTATATTTCCAAAATAACTCATCTGCTTTCTCTTTTGGTGTCATACTACTTTGTCAGGGAATGGATTGTCCTCAGCAAATATAATCTCACCATACTGTACTAAAGTTAGCTCTATAGCATACTCCTGTGCTCTCCTAGCAACATACTTAGCGCTGCTGTAATTGTTACTAATTAATGCTTGCATAGCTGCTATCATAGCAGACTCTTCAAATTGTTCTCTTTCTCCCATCTTATTTATTATTTAATTGATTAATATACTTAACATAGTACTCAGTGCAGTGATGCAACCTTTCCTTTATCTCCTCCTCAAGCTCAATGTCTCTAGTAAAGAGTAGAGTGGTGATTCTCTTCTCAGGAGCTATGTGATCTACCTGATGCAGTGATAAGTTCTCCCATTCATTGAGTAGTGATGGGTGAGTAGAGACCATACAATAGCATAGAGTAGCATAGTTCTTATTATATAACATCATGTAAGCTCTAAGCTGCCACTCATAATCTTTATTTACAGCCTCTTCTGAGGTAGCAGGGAACGTTTCTAAGGACCATGATGTCTTAATGTCTACTATTTGGTCATCTAGAACTATATCAGCCTCTCCTGTGAGCCATTCGTTGTTTAGTCTCTCAGTGTTCTTAGAGTAGTTGCTGAACATTACCGAGTTGAATAGAGCAATAGAATCATTCTCCTGTAGATTACCCTTATTAATATACTTGTTATTCAGCTCTACATTATAACCGTAGAAATCCTGCTTAGCTACAGCTCTGATGTAGCTCTTAGTAGTTTCAGATAGCACCTCAGACTTAGTCCGAGATGCTGTCATTAGTTTGCCTAGTGATGATGGATGCCATTTCATAGTAATACAATTTCATAACCGTTATCAATATACCATTGTAAAGTATCTAGTTCGCTTTCATCTTTATAATCAAAACCAACCTGTCTAAGATAACCTTTGTCATCTTCAAAACAATACCACCAAGAGCCACCCTCAGGCTCTACTGTATCTATAAACCAAATTTTGTAGACTTTCATAATAACATAAGTGCTTTATTCTGTAAATCAGTTAGCTCAAAGGTCTCTCTTAGCTTAGGGATAGTAAACTTACCATCCTGAATAGATACTAATGCCTCCTCAAATCTCTCCTTAGATAGACCAGGCTTAGCTGCCTTAACAGGTACACTAGCTAGATTAGCATCATCATCTACTGATTGTAAGCATAAGATACTGCTCAGAGTATATCTGCGATAGTAAGTGACTGCAGATCCTACTTGCTGAGGATTAAGTCCTGCAGGTAGTTCCATACATGACTCTATTGACTCATTAGAATCTATACAGATAATCTGAGTACATACTGAATTGCCTTGAATAGGCTGTAATAATAGTAAACCATTCTCTAATAAGATAGGCTCTACTGCCTCAGTAATGGCATTGATGTCAGAGTATGACTTTTTAAAGTGGGGATTCGTAGCATTCTTAGCTACTTTGCCGATTGACTGCTTAGCCTTGTGTAGCTTTTGGTGCAGAGTTAGTACAGGTGCTGGTACTACAGCTTTTGTTTTTGTTTCCATAATATAGATTTAAATTTCAGTAAAGGTAATCAATTATTTTATATCTGCAATGAATTTTAAATAAAATATCATAAATTCATCAAAAGTTCTTGCAATAAAGTATGTACCCCCTGCAGCTTCTACTGATTCCTGATACCTCTTTTGCACCTCTGACTGCTTGTCCTTACCATACTTCACCTCAATCTTAACTGACCTACCTCTAATGGTGGCAGATATATCAGCAGAGCCTTTAGTACCTGTGCTAGGAGTATAAGTGCCTTTCAGCTGTCTAGTATTCTCTCCTACCTGTATCTTCTTACCCTCTCTATACACTCCCATTGTATTAATTCTCTCAGCTTGAAAGCCTGAATAGGTTAGAAAGTGAATGATACATTTAGTCAGTGCATTGGCAGAGTTATCATTCCAATCAGATGCTGTTATGTATGGCATGGTAGGGTGCTTTAGGGTGAGGTAGTTAATCTCTAAGGCTTTGAGTAGTGTTTTGTTTTCTTTGTTCATATATTCATTGCTTTAATTGTTAACTCATCCCATATATCTATCTCTTTTACCTCCTGTACAAATGACAATCTAGTACTGCCTCCATTCCTATTGGTAGAGCAGATATATCCTTTGTATTCGCAGTACTTTTTAAAGTTAATTGTGATGCTGTTCTGTGTTATATAGTTCTTTTTATCAGGGAATGCATTGCAGAATGAATCGTATAACTGTTCTTTTACTGAGTAATAAGTATCCTCTTTTAGATTCTCAAAGAAATAGTACATCTCACTGCTTATCTCATCTAATATCTTTCTAAAGTTTAGATTGATAGTAGGCATCTCTATAAGACCTATATTAAGATATATTTGTATGCATTCTTGACAATAATTGTCAAAGGCTGCCCATTGGTCATCATCCCAATCCACGAACAGCTCATGACCAAATAGATCTACAGGAGTAAATTTATCATTGAATGTCTTAGCCATCTCTACCTCATACTTTCTAGCATTGAAAGATGCACCATTGCCTGATATGGTATAGTTGGTAGTAATGATAATCTTAGGGCTGTTAGTTACATCTAGTTTAATAGAATCCTTACCTTTGTATTCAATAGTAATACCCTCAGTAATCACACTGAATAAGCTCTCAAAGTTGAATTTCTTTTTAACATCATCAAATACTAATATCTGACAATCAGTAGAGACATTCTGATAGGGGAATTTATTTTGAAAGTCAAACAACTTACCATCTAAGCTCTGCACTTTTTTAAGATGCCCCATTGCATTCCAAAACAATCCCTTTCCACTTCTCCCATTAGGTACATCAGAGATAGCCTCATCATTAAAGATAATAGCTTTGTTGTTACTTCTATCTTTATAGCTGTGCAGGAGGTATCCAATTACAGTCTGAAATGCTTTGTACTTACTTTTATCTTTACCTGCTATATTCCATATAAAAGTTCTAAATTCTGACTTATGGTGATCTGTTTTCTTAAAGTCTCTATTGATGACCTGGTCTCTCCAAATAGATAGATCCATATCAGCATAAGATAGCACCTCTTTTTTATCTTTAGATACCTTTACTATGCAATTAGTATAGAATAGATATGCACTATCTTTGTCATCTTTCAATAGGCTTACATTCTTGCTAGTCAATATCCCTAAAAATTCTCTCTTAAAGAACTTAAGATTCCCACTCATCAGGTTATAAACTCCCTCAGGCTTATCATTAGATGTGATGTAATCTAATACAAAATCTTTTATATCTTTCTCATATACCTCATTTAAAAATATACCCTCTTTTTTAATCATTTGAAATGTTCCATTTTTCTCAGGGGAATGCTTAAAGAAATCATTGTTATCTAAGAATGTTTTAAACTTAAAGTTGTTAAGATTGTAAGCTCCATTCTGAGTAGTGGACCAAAAGTCATCATCTACCATCTTAAATTTCTTTTTTAATGCCTCTTTAGCAGCATTCCAATCTCCATTATGCTTGACTAAAGTATAGATATTAAATGGTGAATAAGATTGCTTAGATTCAAATGGCTTTATAGCTCCTCCATCCTCACTAAATATATAGAACATATTATTTTGAAAGCCAAAAGTAGCAGAGAATCCATCTTTTATATCTTTGTTAGGTCTAGTCCAATACTCTGAGCCATCCTTTCTCTTATTGCAGAACTGCCATCCTATCCCCTTAAGCAGCTCCTTAGCCTCATCTCCATTCTCAAGGTTATATTTACCATCAGGAGTAGTATCTTTCCATGTCTCTGCCCACTTTCTATCAGATGTATCTTTGTGAGGTAGACTAATAGTGTGATGCTGATTGTAAGATGTAATTAAATCAAAGACATTATTAATATCATCATCAAAATAGCTCAGCTTTATATACTCCTCACCACCGATATGACTATATCCACTAGATGGATAGCAGGCACAGTACTGACCATTGCCTCTCATCTCTACCATTGTTGCTCCTGTAGGATATTTAGCAAATACTCTACCATTAAACTTCTCTTTTGATCTAAAGTAAACATGATATCCACCTCCTGCTGTAGTGTAACAGGATAGCATCCCATCTTTAATTAGCATCTTAATAGATGGCACACTAATAAAGTCATCAAATGTATCTTTAATAGGCTCACCATTATGGCAGTCAAAGTCAATGCAGTAAAATTCACTAACTAATCCACAGGCTATCCCTATTTTCTCAGCTTTTAAGAATCTACTATCTACATCTGTAATAGTTTCATAGAGAAAGTTATGACCTGCCTCAAGCATTGGAGCTTTGCTGTTCCAAAGTGGTAGAGGATTCAATCCCTCTGCTATTAATTCATTAGCTACATCTATTAGATTCATAATTTATATAAAAAAGAGAGTCCCCCTAAGCGAACAGCCAAGTTGATAGGGGGATTTATACTCTCTAAGATTAAAGTCTTTGTCATTGGCTGTTCAATTTTTACAAATGTAATAATAATTATTAATACTTTACAAAGTGTGCAATCTTTTTTTATCAACATGCAACTTTGCACAGACTTTGCACACCCAAAAGTTAGCAGTACCAAGGCTTTGTGCAAAGTTGGTCTTTTTTTTTACTTTTTTTTTTTCATCCTGGTCTTATAGTATATATAGGGTAGGGGCTTTTTCTCAAAACTTTGCACAAATCAATTTAAAATACTGATAATCAATGTTATTTTATGTGCAATCTTTTGTGCAAAGTTGTAAGGACCATTTTAACATTGCACAAAAAAAGCCCCTAAGGGCTTAAATTATTTCAGCTAGTTCTTTAGCTGTCATATATTCTTTAAATTGATAGACCTTATCATGAGTCCAGGGCATTTGAATCTTTACATTGATGTAGTTTAAGTTCTCTACTGCTGAAACTTTGTATTTATCCTCATAATTATTATTAAGAGCAGTCTGAACTAATGGCTCAACCTCATGCAAATATACTCTATCTAGCTGCCTAGACCATCTCCTATGCATTCTGATGCCATGTATAACAGTAGCATGATGTCTATTGAGCATCTTACCTATTTGAGTCAGGGATACCTTACATTTATTCAGCCTGTACATTATATAGTATCTTTTATAGACATAGGATCTATTTCTGCTATTAGTATCTAGCTTATACTTTGTGATCTGTTCTTTTAAAAAATCTATTTCTTTCATTGCTCTGAGTTTTTAAAGGTTTCGTTGTAGTATTGTTCTTCAAAATATTCATACAAAGTAATTAATGTAGATGTATGTTTTTTACTTAACCATTCTGCAAAGTGAATAACTTTATTATCAGTATTATTTTTCTCCATTTCTTTGGCTTGTTGTACTAATTTATTTAAGTAATCACTTTCATAAACTCCTTTTAATTCTTCAACCAACCATTCTACTGCTGTCTTTTTCATTGTTCTGATTTATATGTTTGATTATACCAATATTCAAAGTCATCATCTTCCCAACCACCAACGTATGGGCAACTTGCATCTCTCATTTGTTGCTTTTCAATATCCAAATACTTATGAAAGTGATTGACAAATTCTCTACCCTCTACTGAGTGCATATTGAATAGATGAGGCTGTAACTTCTCTAAGTCACTAAACACCTGCTGTACTGCTGTCATAATAATTTAGTTTGAGTTACTGACTTAAATAGATCCGATTGAGACTCCATTACACCTGTAGCATTAATGAAATCTATCTCTACTTTAGCAGATTGGATTAGAGTTCCTGCAAGCTGAGATATTGCCTTAGCTTTATCTACCTCTACATTTACCTGGTCTGTTGTTAATGTTTCATCGCTCAATCTTTCGAGAGCCATAAATAGATGATCTCTTAGATCACTTAGTTTGTTTTGTGCCATTGTTATTTATTTTATTTATTAGTTTACATTTTAATCTCATTACCTGCTGAAGCTCTTTAGGCAATCTTTGGATGGTATTTCTAGCCATATTCTCCTTTTTAGTAATCATTAGCAGATTGTTATAAGCAATAAAAATTACTTAGTGTACACTTCGATTCGGTCATGTGCACTCCAAACATTAGCCCAAGCCCACTCCCATTCTAAATCATCAGGGCGGTTCTTTTTGTGAGCTTCTTCAATAGCTTGTATCGCTTCTTCTTTGGTGTCGTAATCTCCAATAAAATCACCCATACCACCGCTTGGGTAATAACAATCTCCGTAAAATGATAAATACGTTTTCATAAGTCGTAATTTTTACAGCTTATAACAGCACCTAACAAAAATGGCTGCTACAAGCATTTGTTTATAATTCAGAAGTTCTTACAAGCAGCCACTTCTATTAGCTGCAAAACGTTAATATCATTATTTAGATAATTACCATCCTTATACACTACTACCATCCCCTTAGGAATTGGTCCATTGTGCTGTTCCCA